CAAATACTTACAGTTATGGAACAACGTGCAAAAGTAATGGGTAAGAATGAAGTTGTAAAAATAGCTAAACGAGCAAAAAAGGTATTAAAAGATGGCAATCAAAAGAGCAAAGCCAAAAACAAAAAGAAAAAAAGGATCACCTAGACCAACTAATCCTAGTCTCTATGCAAGAGTAAAGTCAGAGGCTAAACGTAAGTTCAAGGTATACCCTTCAGCATATGCAAATGCATGGCTAGTTAGAACCTATAAGAAACGTGGTGGTGGTTACGCATGAGCCTAAAAGACTGGTTTGGAAAAGGCCCAAAGGGTGATTGGGTTGATATTGGTGCTCCAAAGAAAAAGGGCAAGTTCCAAGCCTGTGGTCGTAAGTCTACTAAAACTAGCAAAAGGAAGTATCCAAAATGCGTACCAAGAGCTACTGCGAAACGCATGACCAAAGGTCAGATCAAGAGTGCTGTTGCAAGGAAGAGAGCGAAAGCACAAGGAGTAAAAGGCAAGCCCACAATGGTCAGGACTTTCAAAAAAAGAAAGAAAGCCGTAAGAAGAAGGACTAAGAAATAATGGCAGTGTCAGGAACATATAACTTTAATCTAGATATAGATGAAGTTATTCAAGAAGCTACAGAGATGATTGGTGGTGAAAGTACGCTTGGTAATGAGCCAGCATCTGCTAGACGTTCTATTAATCTTATGCTTAAAGATTGGCAAAATCGTGGTGTAATGCTTTGGAGCACATCTGTTTCTTCTTTAACCGTAACAGCAAGCACTGCTACATATTCATTAGATAGTTCTACTGTAGATGCTCTTGAGGTTGTTATTAATAGAGATGATACAGATTTACAATTAGAAAGAATTAGCTCAGAAGAATATTTACTTATACCAAATAAAACACAAACAGGTAGACCTAATCAATATTCTATTCGTAGAGAAAGAGACAATCCTGTTTTACGTGTGTGGCCTCTACCAGATAATTCAACTGATGTTCTTAAATTAGAATTAGTAAAAGAATTACAAGATGTAAATAAATCAGCAATACAAAATGCTGATGTACCTAAAAGATTTTTACCATGTTTAACAATGGGTCTTTCTTATTATATGTCAATGAAACGTCCCGGTGTTGCAGCAGATAAAATACAATTTTTAAAACTTAATTATGAAGAACTTCTTGCAAGAGCTATGCAGGAAGATAGACAGAGAGCTTCTATGCATGTAGTTCCAAGGTTAGGATATATTTAATGGCAAGTACTAAAAATGCTTTAGCTATGTGTGATATTTGTGGGTTTGTTTATCCACATCGTCAAATGAGAATGAATAGCTATGGTATGTTAGTATGTCCAGAAGATTATGAAGGACAATACGATTTAAAAAATCATCCACAAAATAAAGTACCTGATGTTAGAGATAATCCTTCTATACTAAATCCAAGACCAGATGATACAGGAAGAAATTTAACATGGGATCAAGCAACAAGTACATATGATTCAACAGAACAGTATTGGCAATTAATATGACAGATTTAACAGGAAGACTTATTTCAAATACTTATAAACAGCTTATACTTGTAAGTTCTGCTGTTAGTAATGAAGGTGTGAGCACATCTCTTAAACCTATACAAACAGGAGATGGTACTAATACAGCACTTAAAGTTGCAACTAATGCTGTGCAAGTTAGTGGTGCTTTAGGAGTTGCTGGTTCTGTTTCTCTTGATAATAATCTTCATGTAGATAATAGAGTATGTGCTTCTGCATTTTATGGTGATGGTTCAAATATAACAGGTGTTACTGCTGTAATAGCAGGTAATATATCAGTTAGTAATGCAGTAGTAGGTGGTACATTACAAGTATCTAGTACCGCAACTATAGTAGGAGCTACACATTTAAAATCAACTGTTACTGTGGGTGGCGCAGCAAACTTTGGTTCTACAGTAACCGTAGAGGGTGCAGCTATATTTAATAATAATGTATCTGTTAGTGGTACATTTAATGTGGCAGGTGCAAGTACATTTACATCTAAAGCTACATTTGATAATGATGTTTCTGTAAGTGGTAGATTAGATGTAGCTACCTCTGCATGTATAGGAGGTCTTGCTAAATTTAAAGATGCTGTATCAGTATCAGGAGGTTTAAATGTAGGAGGTTCAGTTACAATAGCAGGTACAAATATTCAAGCTACTAATGCTAAAGTATGTGCTTCTGCATTTTATGGTGATGGATCTAATTTAACTAATGTAGAAGCACAACTAGGTGTTACAACAAATATATCTGTATCTGGATTTATAAATGTTGGAGGTGCAGTTTCTGTAAGTGGTACATTTAATGCAGTAGGTTCTTCTACATTTAAAAATGATGTTTCAGTATCAGGTAATCTTAGAATTGGAGGAACTACTACCATAGCAGGGGCAGTGAGTCTTGCATCCACTCTTAGTGTAGCAGGTGCTACTAATTTTGCAAGTACTGTTACAATAGCTGGTGCTACAAGTTTGGGAAGCACTTTAGATATTACTGGTAATACTTCTGTGGGTGGAACATTAATTACTACAGGTAAAGCTGAATTTGAAGATGATGTTTCAGTAAGTGGTAATAGTAACTTTGGTGGAACTGTAACTATAGGAGGAGCAGTAAGTCTTGCTTCTACATTAAGTGTAGGAGGTGCTGCAAACTTTTTAAGCACTGTAACTATTGCTGGTAATAATGTACAAGCAGCAAATGCTAGAGTATGTGCTAGTGCTTACTATGGTGATGGATCTAACTTATCTGGTGTTACAACATCTATAGAAGGTGATGTATCTGTAAGTGCTTTAACAGTTGGTGGTGAAATATCTGTATCAGGTGGACGTATAACAATTAAAACAAGTGCATCTGATCCTGCTAATATTAGATTTTATTGTGAATCAAATAATGCTCATTATGCAGAATTAAGATCTCCACCTCATGCTTCTTATGCTGGTAATATAACAATTACTCTTCCTAATACAACTGTTACTCTTGTAGGAACATCTACAACTAATACTCTTATTAATAAAACATTTGGAGATAAAGTAGAGTTTGATAGTGATATATGTGTAAGTGGTAATTCTAATTTAGTTGGTAATGTATCAGTAGGAGGAACATTTTTAGCTACTGGTAAAGGTGAATTTGAAGATGACGTATCAGTATCAGGTGCATTAGTTGTAGGAGGTGCTTCTCAACTTAATAGTACTGTTACTGTAGCAGGAGCAGCTATATTTGAAGACAGTGTATCAGTTTCTGGAAATATAGATGTAGCAGGTAATGTTTCTATAGGTGGTACATTATTTACCACAGGTAATACTACATTTGATGGTAATGTTTCAGTAAGTGGTAATGTTAATATTGGAGGAACAACAACAATAGGTGGTGCAGTAAGTCTTGGTTCTACTCTAAACATTACAGGAAATACATCTGTAGGTGGTACATTCTTAGCTACAGGCAAAGCAGAGTTTGAAGATGACGTATCTGTAAGTGGAGCATTAATTGTAGGAGGAACTACAACTATAGCAGGAGCTACACATCTACAAAGTACTGTTTCTATTAATGATGTTTTAACTCTTAATAATAATCTTGATATGCAAGATAATGATAAAATATTATTAGGAACTGGAGATGATCTTGCACTATATTGGGATGGCACTGATGGTCATATTGAAGCAGGAGGTACTTTAAATATTGACGGTAGTGGTGAAACATTAGCTAAATTTATAGATGATGGGGCTGTTGAACTTTATCATAATAATTCTAAAAAATTAGAAACTACCAGTGATGGTGTAACACTTACTGGTAATATTGTTCTTGGAACATCAAATGCTGGTATTTATCTTGGTGTTACTTCTGCAACAGCAGCTAATCTTTTAGATGACTATGAAGAAGGAAATTTTACTCCTACTTTATTTGGATCAACTACTGGAACAGGTTCTACTGGATCAGCTACTGGAACAGGTAAGTATAGAAAAGTAGGTTCAATATGTACTATTCAAGTATATTTTAGTAATGTAACTTTATCTAGTCAATCAGGACAACTATCTTTTGGAGCTTTACCTTTTGATTCTGTAGGAGCTTATGGAGTAGGTGCTCCAATGATGTATGGTGTAGACTTTCCAGCTAACTCTTATGTTGTAGGATATATTTCTGGAACAGCAGTTGGTATGTATAGTGTTACTGATAATGCAGCTTGGGGTCAAGTAGCAGTAGAAAATCAATCAGGATTATATTTAACACATGCTTTTACTTATATAACAACTTAGGAAAATATTATGGCACTTACAGAAGAAACAGTTGTAGATAGAATTGAAGTTATTGAAGATGGTTCACTTCAAATACGAATAGCTAATGTAATAAAACGAGATGGAACTGAAATTTCTCGTGAGTATTTTCGTCATGTTATTCATCCTAGTACAAAAACTGGAGGTAGTTGGGGTGATACTAATATTAGTGGAGAGCAACAACGTGTTCAAAATGTTGCTAATGCAGTTTGGACAAGTGATGTAAAAACTAATTATCAAAATAAAATGGATGCACAAGCAGCAGCATAAAGGAAAATAAAATGTCTAGTACTTTTACCACTAACCTAAGACTTAATAAACAAGGTGATGGAGACAATCCTAATAGTTGGGGACAAGTTCTTAATAATGGTGTTATAAGTCTTGTTGATGATGCAGTTGCTGGTTATACAACTATATCAGTAGGAACAACAGCTACTGTTACATTAACAGAAAATCAAGGTAGTGGTGATCAAGCTCGTTCTGCATTTCTTGAAATTAAAGGAAGTGTTGGTGGATCACATAGTACAATTAATGTTCTTATACCTAATAATTCTAAAAGTTATGTAGTGCGTAACTCTGTATCTTATGCCTCTGCTGGTGCAGATGTTATATTAAAAGTAGCTGGTAATACTGGTGTTACAATAAGACCAACAGAAAATCAATTTGTAATTACTAATGGAACAAGTGTTTTTAATGTTGCTCCAACAGAATTTAGTTCTTTAACTGTAACTGGTGCAGCTACATTTGAATCTACTGTAACTGTAGAAGGAAATGGTACATTTAAAGGTCAGGTATCTACTAATAGTGATATGGCAGTAGGTGGTAATTTTGCAGTAAGTGGAGGATCTACTTTTAGTGGTACAGTTACAATAGCAGGTGCTAATGTACAAGCAGCAAATGCTAAAGTTTGTGCCTCTGCTTTTCATGGTGATGGTTCTAATTTAACTGGTATTGTTGCTATGCCTACTGGTGCGATTGTACCTTTTGGCGGTTCTTCTGCTCCTACTGGATTTTTACTATGTTCTGGTCAAGCAGTAAGTCGTTCTACATACTCTGCATTATTTGGTGTTATAAGCACAACTTATGGTGCAGGTGATGAATCATCTACTTTTAATCTTCCTGATTTACGTGGTCGTGTTGTTGCTGGTCAAGATGATATGGGTGGATCAAGTGCTGATAGATTAACAGGACTAACAGGTGGTGTTGATGGTGACACACTTGCTGCAACTGGTGGTGCTGAGACACATGTTCTAACTACTGCTCAACTTGCTACACATACTCATGGTGCTACTAAATTTTATAATTCTGACCCCGGTCTTACTAATACTAGATTTAGTCTTGTTACTGAACAAACTGATAGAGAAGATTCATTTCCCGGTTATCAGACAACCACAGGAGATACTAATAATATTATTAGCACTACTGGTAGTGGATCAGCACATAATAACGTACAACCAACAATTATTCTAAACTATATTATTAAGATTTAATATGGCAGAGTTAAAAACATTTAAACTAGCTCCGGGTTTTCATAGAGAATCTACCCAATATGCAGAAGAGGGTAAATGGTTTGATGGAAATCGTGTTAGGTTTCGTGAAGGTAAACCTGAAAATATGCGAGGCTATGAAACAAGAGCAGAGGGTGCAACATTTGATGGATCAGCTAGAGCATTACTAGCATGGAAACCTGCTGATAATATTTCTACTGCAATATTTGGTACACCTGAAAAACTTTATATTCATGAGGGTGATGAGTTATATGATGTAACACCAATAACAGAAAAAGCTACATTAACAAACTGTTTTGGTACAAGTTCAGGTTCTACTAGAGTTTGTTGTTCTGATGCAGGGCATGGTAGAGCAGTTGGAGATTATGTTTTATTTACATCTTCAGCAGCATTTAATAATGTAAGTTTGCAAGGTAATACTTATGAAATTGTATCTATTGAAAGTGCAAATGTTTTTGCGATTACTGTAACTAATGCCGCTAATGCAACTGGTAGTGATGTAGGAAGTGCAACATTTAATTATTATATACCAACAGGTAATTCTGTTGCAGCCGCAGGTTTAGGTTATAGTGCTGCTAGGTATCAAGCTACAGTATGTGCTTCACAAACAAGAGCATGGAATCAACCTGCATCAGCTAGTGCTAGTGGTTTATTTTTAGATATATCACAATGGAGTTTTGATAATTGGGGTGATGATGTTGTAGCTAATAGAAAAGGTGGTGGATTATTTTATTATGATTCTGATGCAAGTACAGAACCAACAAGAGCAACGTCTGTTACAACATCACCTGTAAGTACAAACTCTATTATTGTATCACCTAACGATAGACATCTTATATGTCTTGGTACAAATAGATTTGAAGCTACTGCTACAGTTAGTGGTGCATTTGATCCTATGCTTGTTCGTTGGTCTGATCAAGATGATAGAAATGAATGGAATCCAACTGCTGCTACAGATGCTGGTGAGGTTGTATTAACAGATGGAACTAGAATAGTTGGTGCTGTTCGTGCAAGAAATGCTATTAATATTTGGACAGATAATGCTCTTTGGCTTATGCAGTTTGTTGGTGGTAACTTTGTATTTAAGTTTCAACAAGTAGGAACTAACTGTGGACTAATAGGACAACATGCAGCTATAGATTATAATGGTACTACATATTGGATGGGTTATGATAATTTTTATGTTCATGCTGGTGCAGTGCAAATTTTAGATTGTACAGTACGTAGATTTATATTTGATGATCTTAATACATCTTACTATGATAAAGTTTATTGTGGTATTAATTCTGAGTTTAGAGAAATTATTTGGTTGTATGTTTCTAATGGTAATACAGAGTGTAATAAATATGTTATCTATAATCCAGAAGAAAAGTATTGGGTATATGGTGATATGATTTTTACTACGTTCACTGATCGTTCTGTATTTGGAAATACAATAACAACTGGTGTAACTGTAGCTGGTAATAATATTTATAATAATGAACCACCTTCTGTATTTACAGGTAGTGGAGAAACATTAACATCTTTTGTAGAGTCTGGTGACTTTGATATTAATGATGGTAATCAAGTTATGTTTATGAATAAGATTGTACCTGACTATGATTTATCAGGAGGTCAAATTAAATTTAAAATTATAACAAAGAAATATCCTGAAAGTACAGAAGAAACAGAAAAAGAATTTAATATATTTGATAATACAGAAAAAATTAATATAAGAGCTAGAGGAAGGCAAGCTAAAATTAGGGTATCTTGTGGATCAAATAATGCTAGTTGGAGATGGGGATCAGTAAGAATAGCAGTACAAGGTGATGGTGAAAGATAATGACAACATATCCTATTTTACCTTTTGCACTAACAAATGAAGACTTGGTAGATATGTATAACCAAGTACGAACATGGGGAGATGTTTTAGTTCAAGAGTTAGATGCAAGAGATTTAGATATAGATAATGCGGCAGCATCTACTGTGTTTACTGTAACAACAGTAACTCAAATAGGTAGGCCACAAAAAGGTGACATAGCATACTCTGTAAGTTCAGGTAAATTTAAAGGATATGTTAGTCTTGGTACAGAAACTTCATGGCAGAATTTAAACTAATGTCTAAATTAACAGATCATATAAACCTTATTAATAATAGTACTTTATTAAGTAATTTAAATACTGGACAAGCTATTGATCCTAATAGATATAGACTTGATCAAAAACAAAAATTTGTAAAAATGAAGAAATTGAGTTATAATAGTATGAAAGAAAATTTCATTAAAGGTGGTTTAAATGAGTCTTAATTTTGAAGAAATGAAAGATCTTTTTCGTAAAGGTGTCTTTGATGAAATGGTTCAAAGAGCTTTAGGTCCAGATGCTGCTGAAAAAATTAGTGAAATTGCAGAGACTCAAACTGACTTACCTACTTTACAAGAAGGAATAAGTTCATTACAAAATAATATGGATGTTAGTAATCTTAGTCAAATGCCTAGAGATGTAATGTCAAATCAAAGTCAAAGACCTATGAATGTTGCATTCTCTGACCCTGAACGAAGAGATGTAATGCCAAATCAAAGTCAAAGACCTATGAATGTTGCATTCTCTGACCCTGAACGAGCTGTTCGTGTAAAAAAGGCTATAAAATCTTTAAATTCTGAGTCTCCTTTAGATAGACTTGCTATGATGCGTATGCAACAACAACCTACTATGCAAGCAAAGGCTGGCACAGAAGGAATGACTATGAGTTTTGGTAGTGGGCCTGTTCCCGGTGAAGGACATGGTATGCAAGATAATATACAAATGCCTATAGTTGAAAAAGGTAATAAGGTAGCAACTCTTGCTGTAAGTCCTGATGAATATATTGTAGATGCACATACAATGTCTGCTCTTGGTAATGGTAGTGCAGATGCAGGTGCAGACGTAATGGATAAAGTAGTAAAAGAAATTAGACAAAAAGCTTTTGGTACAACTAAACAACCAGAGCAAATAAATGGATTAGCTTCATTAAGATCAGCGATAGGATAGTAATATGTTAGATTTTATATTTGGTAGAACTAAAACAAGCCCTACATCAACTGTAAGGACAACTTCTAAATTACCTGAAGAGATTGCACCTTATGTAAAAGAGGTTTTAAAAGAAGCTCAAGAACAATATGCTAAAGATATTAAAGATCCCTATTTACCATATACAGGAGAAACTATTGCTCCTCGTGATGAATTGGAACTACAAGCTATTGAAAAACAAAAAGGTTTAGTTGGTGTACAAGATCCTTTTCGTAAAGAAGCTGAAGAAATAATAAGAGGAATACCTACTGAATTTACAGCAGAGACTGCTCAAAAATTTATGAGTCCATTTCAACAAGCAGTAGTTGATCTTGAAAAACAAAAATCTCAAGAAGATTTTGAACAAAGAATATTACCAGCATTTGAAAAACAAGCTATAGATGCTGGAGGGTTATCTGGTCTTGGTAGTCGTGCTGGTGTTACGGCTGCATTACTAGGTGAAGCACAGGCTGAACGTCTTGGAGAAATACAAACTAGAGGATCACAAAAAGCTTATGAAGATGCACTAAAACAATTTACTTTAGCAGGTGAGCTTGGTAGACAAAGGGCTTCTGATTTAGAAAGAATAGGCTTAGATAAATTTAATATTGGTATTGCTGAATCTGGATTATTACAAGGTTTAGGTCAAGCTGAAAGAGATGAATCTCAAAAATTATTAGATAAAGATTTTTCTGACTTTTTAGAAGAAAAAGAATTTCCTAAACAAGCTCTTGCTCAATATTCTAGTTTTGTTTATGGTAATCCATTTTTAAGAAAACCTGATACAACAGAAACCACTACTGGTAGAGGTCGTGCTCCAATAGGATCTCAATTACTTTCTGCTGGTCTTTCTGGTTTAAATCTTTATGGTCGAGGAACTAAAGGATTTACTGAAGATTTTGGATTTAAAAATATATTTAGATCTAAAAAAGGTGGTCAAATTAATAAAGGATTAAGAAGTTTACCTGTTGTTAATAGACAAGGAGGTGGAGGAATATCTATGGGTATTGATCCATATCTAACTCCCGGTAGTTTGTCTACTCAAGCAAGAGAATTAGAAAGTGCAGGTGAGACTAATCTTGAATCAGGTGTTCCTTTACCAAAAACTATACTAGCTACTACTTTTCTTAATAAAGCTAAACAAGATAAAATAAGAGCTACTAATGCTGCAATAAATGCTTCAGCAAGGGCAGCAAGAAGTGAAATGGCAAGACAAAAAGCAGAACAAAATATAGCTATGAGAGATAGTTTTGAAAACCAACTTATGGAAAAATTAAGAGTATCAGAAGATAAACCATTTAATGAGACTTATGGAGGAAAGTTACTATCAAAAGTAGCACAAAGACTTGTAGATCCAAAGACTCAAGATAGAGGTATTTTAGCTAACTTTGTTGGTGCTGATAAAGAGGCAGGAGAAGAAGTTATAGCAGAGAAAAAAGAAAAAGAAAAGAGAGATATAGCTAAACTTAAAGCTGGTGTTGATGTAGCTCAAAAAAAGGTAAATAGGCCCGGTCAACAAAAACTAGCTGCACTTGAAGTTAAAAAACTTGAAAAAGAGATAGGTAAGATAGGTAAGCTTGATAATGAAAAAATAATGGATATAATGGCTGATAAAAATAAGTATGAACAAATTAAAAAGAGTTATTTAAATATAGCAAAGATTATTCCAATAAATGATCTTGAAGAAGCTTTTAAAGATGAATTAGATAAATCAGGTATAAATTTAAAAGATGTTACTCAAAGCCCAGATAAGAAAACTGCTAATTTTTTAGTATCTAGAGCTTTAGAATATACTGCTAGAGGTAACACTTTTGATCAATCAATGAAGGCAGCTATTAGAGATGCAATTAAAGAAAAAATCTCACTTGAAGAAAGTTTTTTTTAGTTAAGAGTGTATAAGTAATAATATGGCTGAACAAGATACTTTAAATTCATCCTCTTTAGATTCTTTAGGATTACCTGTTTTAGATAGTGGTTCTTCTGTAGATTCTTTAGGATTACCTACTCTAGACAGTAGTTCTTCTGTAGATTCTTTAGGATTACCTGTTTTAGGTGATAGCTTATCTGTAGATAAACCTATAACTACAGCTACTACTTCTCTTAAACGTAGATCAGTTAGTGATCCAGACTCTTTTGGTAATGTTTTATCTAGATCATTTAATGAAAGTTATAATTCTTTTTTAGATTTTACTGGTGTTCTTGGTAGACAAATAAACAGTGAAAGTTTAGTTGAATGGTCTGAAGAACAGCAAGAAGAAACTAGGAGAGATATTGCAGCTTTAGGGACTCCTACTAGGACTGCATCTATAACTGGTGGTATAGATGAAATTGATGAAGCTTATGAGAAAGAAGGTTTAGGAGCAGCATTTAGTAGAGGCGGTTTACTTCTAAAAGATATGGTTGCAACTGCATTAGGTTCTGCTGGTATACCTATTGCAACAACTGCTCTTGCTATACCTGTTGCTGCGGCTGGTGCTCCTGCGATTGTAACAGGTGCTGTAGGTTTATTAGGCCCATTTATAGCAGGTGCTATGATAGGTGGTTCTGTAGAAGAAGAGGCAAAAGCAAGAGGGGCTACTCAAGAAGAAGCTGATAAAGCAGCTTTAATATCTGCACCTATTGGAGCAGTTCTTGAAAGATTTGGTGCAGGTAAAATTGTTAGAGATTTAGTTGGAAAATTTGGTAAAGATGCTATTATAGCAGAGGCAGGAAAAGAACTTGGTGAAGAGGTTGCAGAAAAAGCAGTAAATAGAGCATTACAATTTACTAAAGGTGTAGTTAAAACTGGTAAAAAGGTAGGTAAAGTTGGTAAAGATGTAGCTAAAGCTGGTGGTAAGGGTATTATTAGAGAAGCTCCTATTGAATTAGGTCAAGAAGTTTTAACACAAGCAGCCGCACAAAAAGCTGCTGGACAAGATATTGATTTAGATGTTAATCGTATGATAGATGCTGCTGCTCTTGGTGGTATAGCTGGTTTTACTATTTCAGGTTCTGTTAAAGGTCTATCAAAAATATCTGAGAGAAATGCTATAGTAGAAGCACAAGAAGTAGAAAAAGAATTAGAAACACTGAAAAAAAATAATGAAAATTTTGAAGAAGAGTTATCTACACCAGTAACAAGAGGTGTTCTTAGGGCTGATGAAAAAATAAAAGGTCCAGAAGATCTAGGTGCTATTGGTAAAGTAGGAGAGTTTTTAGGTAGAAGTGTTAGAAGATCTACAACTCAACTAAGAAATTTAGCAAAAAAAGATACTAGAGGTGCAGGGGTTGTCGGTGCTCTAAGTAATTATTATAATGATGTTCACACAAGAATTGGTCAACTACATCAAGCAAAAGAAAAAGTTATTGATACTTCAAGTGAAACTGAAGGTAGTGCAAGAAAACGTATTAAAGCTCCATTTACAAAGTCTATATCAAAAGAGTTAAATAATGAAGTTTTTGATAGTCTTCAATATGGGACTAGATCTACAAATGAAACTGCTAATAGAATGGCAGATGGATTTAGAGAAAATGTTTTAAATCCTGTATTTAATATGTTGAAAGATGCTGGAGTTAATGTAGAATATAGAAATGATTATTTACCAAGACTATATAAATTATCATCTTCTAAAAATCGTAAAAAATTTGAAAAAGTATTAATTGAATCTGGAGTAAAGAAAAAAAAAGTAGATGATATTATAGAAAATATTCATGATAATGGTGGTGTTTTTATACCACAAGCAGGAGCTATAGATTTATTTAGTGCATTACCAGAAAAGGCTGGTGATCCTATTTCAGAAACTAAAATTTCAGAAGAACAGGCTAGAGGAATACCAACAGCTATTTTTAAAAAATTAGATGAAGCAGGTCTTGTTGATAGAGATGTAAATAAAATTATTAATAGATATATAACAAGAGCATCTAATAGAGCAAAACAAAAAGAGTTACAACGTGATTATCTTCCTGTATTAAAAGAATTACAAGATGAAGGGGTTTTATCTCAACAAGAAAAAATAGTTATTAAAAAAATAAGTGATGCTATTTTAGGTAAACAAGACATAACATACAGAAAATACTTTGCTCCTTTTTACAAACCAATTCTTACACTGCAATATATAGCAACACTTCCATTTGCTGCTATTACTGCCCTTGCTGAACCAGCAGTTGTATTATATAAAGCATCTCCAAAAAATGCAATATTTGGTTTAGCTAATGCTTCTTATGTAGGATTTAGAAAAACATTAAGAACTATATTTCCTAGACTGCCTAAAACAAAATTAGAAGAGTCTCTAAACTCATTATATCAAACTGCTGATCTTGCTCTTGTAGATGCTCTAAGAGATATAGATAGTATTAGTGTTAGTGAGAAAGTTACAAATGCATTTTTTAGAGCAAACTTTCTAGCACAAGTAACTCAGTTTAGTAGATATGTAGCATATGATGCATCTAAAAGACAGATACGAGATGACTTAAAAATTATTGAAAATGCTCAAGGTAAAAAAACTAGAGCTACAACTCAAGCTCGTAGACGTTTATTAGAACAAGGTTTAGTAGAACCTGAATCTGAAGTTTTACAAGATTGGGGTTCTGGTAAATTAGAACAAGATCCTAAAATAATACAACAAGCTTTAGCTAAAACTGTTGATGAAATAATTCAAAGTCCTAATGTTGTTAATAGACCTTTATGGATGTCTAATCCTTATCTAGCTCCTGTTGCACAATTAAAAGGGTTTATGCTTGTCTTTGGTAATACTGTCGGTGGAGCACTTTTACGAGATGTATTTAAACCATTAGCTAGAGGTAGGATTCCAGTAGGAGAAGCAATGAAATATACTCTTATGTTTTCTATGATTATGTCTGTTATGTTGGGAACACAAGCATTAAAAGATAGCATAAGATATGGTGATGAAGAAAGTCCTTTTGATAAAAAAGATTTTGCAGAAAAATTTAAAGATTTACTTCTTGCCACAAATATATTTGGTTGGGGTACTTTAGTTAATCAAGCTCTTGAGGCTAAAGAATTTGGTTCATCACCTTTAGTTAGTCTTGCTGGTCCTACAGCATCCTCAATAGATGAATTAGTAAATGCTATAGGTAACTTAAATGCATTTGATGCTTTATTTAAAGAAGAAGATCTTAGACCTAGAGCATTAGCCACTTGGATTGCAAAGAACTTCACTCCATTTTTAGGAAATATTCCTGAATTTAGAGAAAAAGTTCGTGATATTATTAAACCAGATTAATGGAGTTTTCTATGCCAGAGAGTGCAATGATATGGAATCTTATACTTAGCGGCTTTGCTGGTATGGTGATATGGTGGATACGTGGTGTTAATACAAAACTAGATGAGGCACGTATATTAGTTAGTAAGACTAGAGAAGAGATAGCAAAAGAGTATGCACGTAAAGATGAAGTTGAACGAGATATAGAAAAACTTATAGATCGTTTTGATAAATTAGAAACTAAATTAGATAGTATGATGGAAAGGATTTGTAGATAATGTCAACACATTGGGTTTACTTTACAGAAAAAGAAATGAGATGTAAAGGCACAGATGAATGTGAAATGGATGAAAAATTTATGGAGAAACTAGAGTGTCTTCGTGAGTGTTATAATAGACCAATGGTTATTACATCAGGTTACAGAAGTCAAGCACATAATAGTGCTATAGGTGGCTCTCCTAATTCAGCACATGTACAAGGTCGTGCAGTAGACGTAGCTGTAGCAGGATCAGATGCATATGATCTTATTAAACTAGCAATAGAACATGGCTTTACAGGTATAGGTGTAGCTCAAAGAGGAGCATATAATAAAAGATTTATTCATATAGATGATATGGATGATTCAGATCGTACACCTAGACCTACAGTATGGAGCTATAAGTAATGACTGAACCTGTATATTCTACACCTATGTCTGGTAGTGTAGCTCCAATAGAGACATATGTTAGATATACTATCAATAAAGGTGGTGATGATGTAACACATGTTACTCGTAAATATGAAATGGATGGACCAGTTACTAAAGTATCTGAGTCTTCTTTTACAATATATGATAGATATGGACAACTAGTAGAAATAAATAAGGATAATAGTACAAGAGAAATTACAGCTTAAAGGGAGGCAGGAATGGTAGATCCAGTAACTATAATTAGTGGTATAGCTCTTGCCAATAAAGCATTTAAAGAAGTTAAACAGCTTTTAGAAAATGGTAAATCTGTTAATGATTGTGCAAAACAATTAACTGATTGGGCTAC